CGGCCAGTTGTCCCGCGCCCGACGCCTGCACGGACGAGGCCAAGTTAGACAACGTAGACCGCCCGGTGCTGGGCAGCGCTTTCAGCTCATTCAGCCTATCATACAGCCCCTGCACGTTATCCAGTTCGTCAGAGAACTCCTGCTTACCCAGCGCTTTCTTCTCCGCGACAACATCGGCCTTCTGGCGAACTTTCTCAGCCCCCGGCTCCTTGCCAGAAATGCCGATAACGCCGGGACTACCAAGCCCGCCGCCACGGTAGCTGTTCACATCGACACGGAGCATCCGCGCTTGATCTTGCGGATCGACAACTTCGGACAGGTGGGGAGTAACTGTTGGCCCTTTCGCCAAGGCTGCGCGTTGCAGGTCGATGTTCAGCTTTTCCTTCTCAGCAGCACGCTGCGCGGTTTCAAAGGCCTCTTGCTCCCGATTCCTGATTTTCATCTTGCCGGTGCTGCCATCCGGGTTTTGCCAGATAACCGCTCCTTCTGGCGTGAGAAAGGCTTTCTTCCCGTAGTAGTCGACAACGTTCCGCCCAGAGGTATTATTGGCGGCGAGGAAGGCGTCCAAATCTTGGGGTTGGGGCTGCGTCTGTTGGGCCGGGGCTTGGCCAGACCACTGTTGCACTAAAGCCGCCAGCGTCTGGTCGTTCATCGGGCCATCCGCCTCTTGTCCTTGCTGCATGGGCATGGGCTGCGCCAGTTGCGACAGTCTTCCCGGCATGGGAGCTGAGTTCAGATTCTGGCCCTCGTTGTTAACCCACCCTTGCGGGGACAGGTCGAGCGTTCTTCCGCTGCTCGTGCGGATTTGTCCGTAGGCCATGTCAGTATTTCCCCCCTAAGGAAATTTGCCCGCTGGTGTTTGTCTGATACTGGTTGTTCAACTGATCGCGGCTTTGGTTTTGTGCTGAGGAGAGTGTGCTGCCCAGAAGACTGCCCAATCGGCTCACGGCGTCTCCATATGAAGTTTTTGCCCGATCTTGCCCGTAATTGGTCAGGTCGTACAGGCGATTTCCTGATCCCAGCATGCCCTTGGCCGCAGCAGTCCTATTAACGGCTTCCAGACCTTGATTGTACTGAAACTGGTAGCCTGGGTCTGAGCTGATGCTGTTCGGATCCTGCAAAAGCTCATTCAGGCGGCTTCCAGCCATATTGGCGACCTGATTGGATGTCTGTTGCGCCCGCAGGGCTTCCCGGCTTATTTGATTCTGCAACCCGAGGTTTTCGGTCTCGTAGCCAATTTTCTTGGCAGCAAGCTGTTCCGCCTGATAGGTAAGTGGGTTGGTCCATTTACCCCCCCGGAACACAGACCCTGCAGCGTGATATTGGTTGTCGCCCCCGGCTGCAGGTGCCCACTGCCCGCCGCCCCAAGTGTCGCCCTCAGCCGGCAACGCCCTGTTCCACCAGCCATTCGCTACTTGTGAATAAATCGCCACGGTCATTCCCCTTTAATCTCTAACGCTTCAACTCTAAACGGCGTGTTTGCTGTGTGCCGTATCTCATAACTTCTCCGTGAGAAGCTCCCGAGTCTCCTGATCCGGGCGCGTGTGGCGGCCAGATCAATCTTCCGGTATTTGTTACTTGTAGCGTAGTCGTCGTCGGACCAACGCAGCAGGGCGGTTGCCGCCACCTTATCGCCAACGATTTCGGCAGAACCGATTGCTTTCCTATCGACCGAGCCTGCGTCGAAGATGGTTGTGCGGCCGGTGACGTCGATAGACACCCCGTTGTCTTGGTAGGAGGTCCCCAGCACTTCATAGATAATGCCGTCAGTGGCCCCCTGCACTACGTCTTTGCCCGCCACGTTGGCGTAGTACGTTAGGTCGAAATACCGCTCAGTCGATCCGGTAGCCGTGATAGTGCCAGTGGCCGGACTGATGGTTGCCGCAGCGACTTCATAGTTATAGTGATCGGCATCAATGTACGTAATGTTTGTGGCAATGTTATAGCCTGCTTGACCAGCACCAGAGTGCGTAACTTCGTCCCCGTCCGCAAACCCGTGAGCAGTGGAAGTAGCTGTGGCAACGCCGTTAACTTGCGAAAGGGCAGAGACCGTCTTGGCCGAGGCTACTCGCCGCGTGAAATGGCTCCAAGCTTTTGTAGAGAAGTCATAGACAAGGGTAATGCCGCTAGTCACCAGAGACAACACGTACAACGAGTGCCCGTTGAACCCGGCTCCCCACGAGTAAACCTCAGCGAGACTATCGGCGTTGAGGATTCTGGAGATACTCGGGTCTGATATTTGCATGGGCGACATCGAACCGTCGCAAGCGTAAACGCTTCTGCCCTTCTCCCTGCAATTACCCATCCACACAAGCTTGTCGTCAAACTGGACTACGCTGTAACCGTTGGCGCAGCCGACCTGGATTGTGGAGGACTCGATGGGCGACAGCGGAGAGCCGGCCGGGTTTGCTGCGTCATAAAAGAACTGCGTAGTCCACTGACCGAAGCCGACGACGTAATTCTGATACTTGGCAATGGCCACGCCAGCATCCGGTTCTGCTTCACATTGGATGAAGTTTAAGGAGTTCCAGGACAACGGAAGTTCTAGCCCGGAGTTGTAGATGGTGGCGGTCGCATCCATTACAAAGAAATAGCCGTCAAGAAACGCAACCCCCGGAACTGTGACTGCCGGGTAATCGGTGTCAGTGATCTTGGTTACTGTGCTGGCGATCCCGTCAAAAATGTAAGCATCGTGCGTCGACTTGAACATGAAACCCTGCGCACCAGAGGCTGAATCCTGTAAGCAGAATTGGAAAGGAAGGCCGGGAACTGTGACTGCCATGATAATGTCCTCTAAGCTGTCTGATAAATATCGGCAATGGCTACTGTGTACGGGCCGTTTAACGGGTCGCCGCACTCTCTAGTCCCAGCAGTACCGAACTGAGAGCCGAATACAGTCGACCCTATCAACGAATAATCTCCGCTCCACCAAAGGTAATAAGGCGGGGAGCCTGGACACGTATGTTCAGCCAATGAGTTGAATGATAGGAACCCAATGGCTGCTGCCGCCCCTTTTGATGCCGCCAAAGCTGTGTCCCCGGCGTACGCGTATCGTGCGTAATACCTGGACGATCCTGGCGGGGTTTTCTTCCAAATCTCACTGCCAGTGCCCGCAGTAGAGGGCGGTATTCCGGTGGATGTGGTGTATGAATAGTATGTATCGATTTCGCCCGTATCGGGGTCTTGCACTAGTATCTCGTCCCCGATTTCGTACTCCCCCCCCATAGAGAAGCCGGTCCACGCGCCCGACGCGAGGCTGTATCCCCCAAGAAACTTGCCGTAACCCTCAGACCCATCAGGCGCCAATGTACTTGAAAACAAGTACATGATGTCACTAACGATGGCGTAGGTGATTCCTACCAGACCAACCAATCCCTGTGCCATGCCCCCCAGCACGCCGCTAGCTATCCTGACGATTCCTGGCCTCTTGGCCATAATTAGAACATCCCCTTCGACCTCTACCACAGCATTTTTCAACGCCGCATCCTTGGCTAGCGTGCCGTCGCGGGACTCCAGCGGATTGTAGAGGGGCAATCTCATAGCGCGAAGGTAGTACTGGCAGAAGGCGGGGACACGATAATCTTACGGAGCACATCTCCAGACACGTTAAATAAAAAACCATTAAATCCCACGCAGCCCTGCCCCGTCATGGCCGAGCCTGTTAGCAAAAGCGCCGCTCCAGGCCGTTTCACCAGCTTGACGACTTCGCCCTGAACCTCTGCCAGCGCGTTCTTCATCTTGGCCCCTTTAGCCAAGGTTCCGTCGCGACTGTGCAGAGGAGCAGTAAGCTTGAGTCTCACGCTATCATGCCTCCAGAGTAGATATCTGACTTCGAGCGAGACATCATGGCCCCAAGTTCCGTGTAAGCGGTCATCGGGCGCTGATTCGCCCGCTTGATCATGGCCAACGATTCCCCCGCGATCTGCTGCACTGCTGCCGGCACCGGCAACTGGTACTCTGGCGAAATCTCAACTGCCAGATTGTAAGCCAGAGCCCGTTCGTACCCCTGCGGCAATACGACAGTCGTGCTCAATGCGGCGAAGCTTGAAACCGGCGACCAAGTTACAACGTGCAACTGGTGCGCAGCATTCGGGACAGGCCACAGCAATAGAGTCCCCGTCGCCAAGGTCGGCTCGTAATATGCCATCGAGGCGATGTCGCTGCTCACGGTCTTATCCGGAATAGCGAACCAACGTTCCTGATCCACCACTTGCACCGGATAATCAATGCCGTTCGCCCGGATGAAACAGTTCTCCAGCTTTGATGGGCGCGGGGTTAGGGCGATATTCCCTGCGGGTCCGAGCGTGTAGGATGAATCTCCGGAAGTCAGGGCCACGTAGCTATCGACGTATGCAAACACGATGAGCCGTTCCGTCTGCCAGCTTTCCATCATCGCGTTGAGTGCAACCAGCCCGTCCGCCGATTCAGCGGGTGTCGGGGATTCCCCCGGCTCAATGGCCCCGATCAGGCGTAGCGCCCGATCAATTACCGTCTGAGCGGTCGCCATGTTTCACCGAAGGGGCAGGGGCGGGAAGGATGATTACTGCGCTGGGGACGGCTGCGGCCTTGGCTTTGGCTACAACTTCCACTTTGCCGCGCTTCTTGTCCAGCACTTTCTTCCACTCCTCGTCGGTAATGATGGTCCAGCCCTGCTTGGTGAGTTCCGCTACTTCTTCATCTGCGGCATTGTGGTATCCTTGGTGCTGGTAGGTCATTCTTGGCATTTTGTGTCCTTTGTCCGAAAGAGGGCCACCGTACGAG